GGTGACTGGAATATCGTTGCAGGCGGCATGTTTGACGATGTTTGGAATCCAAAGATTCACATTGTTGATCCGTTTGAAATTCCCCTGACCTGGCGGATTGACCGGTCGTTTGACTGGGGAAGTTCCAAGCCCTATTCTGTCGGCTGGTGGGCTGAATCGGACGGCTGCGATATCAGCATCAATGGCAGGACCAGGAGCACAAAACGCGGCGATCTATTCCGAATCGCAGAGCTGTACGGCTGGACCGGCAAGCCCAACGAAGGGTGTAAAGAGCTTGCCCGTGATATCGCCGTCAAGATTCGCAATTATGAGAAAAATGTGATTGGCCGGGTCGTGTATCCGGGCCCTGCGGATTCGTCGATCTGGGACAAACAGAACGGCAATTGTATTGCGGATGATTTTAACAAAGAGGGCATTTATTGGCAGAAGGCCATTAAAACCCCCGGCAGCCGGATGAATGGCTGGCAGATGCTCAGAGCAAGGCTTAAAAACGCTATTACCAAAGATGGACCGGGCTTATTTGTTTTCGACAATTGCCGCCAGTTTATCCGGACTGTGCCGGTATTGCCGCGGGACGAAAAGGATACCGACGATGTGGATACGGAAGCCGAAGATCACGTGGCAGATGAGGTCCGGTATCGTGTCGGCACGAAAATTCACAAAGCAAGCAGCGGCTCAATGTNNTCGTTTGGCTGATACGACAGCTTTTGGATGTCCTGAAAGAGAATAGCCGCGTAATTTCTATGAATACCCAAGCGATTAAAGAGGTCGGAGATACAGCAAAGAGTACGCTTGACCTGTCGATTGAACTGAAAAACGAATTGTTGCGGCGTCCTTGTATCGCCCAGTTTAAGGTCAAAAAAGATTAATGGCAATCGATAACAAAAATCCTGTTTCTGTTCCCTGCAAAGCCTATATGGCAATGCTTGAGCGGTGGGAGCTTATTGACGACCTCCGAGGCGGGACGCTGGCCATGCGTAAGGCTGGTCAAAAATGGCTGCCGCAGGAACCCAAAGAAGACAAGCCCGCTTATAATAACCGCTTGAATCGGTCGGTCCTGTTTGAAGCCTACAAGGATACGTGCGAAGATCTGGCCGGCCGTCCGTTTTCGCGGGATATTACGATCAATGGCGAACTGGGCAATGACTGCCTCGAAGCGATCCAGGATAACTGCGATAAGAACGGCACAACGCTGACCCAGTTTGCAAGAGAATGCCTGGATACCCTGATCGATCGCGGGTTGACGCATATTCTGGTGGATTATCCTGCGGTCAATACGGATGGAGTCACCTTGTCCGATGAGCAGGAAAATGATATACGGCCATACTTCGTGCATATCAAGCCCGAAAGCCTTATCGGCTGGAAATACTCCAAAGATCAATTTGGCCGTAAAGTCTTGACACAGATTCGATGGAAGGAGACGGTCGAGGTCGATGATGGCGATTATGGCACCAAAACCGTTGACAGAATCCGCGTTTTTACAACCAAGACCTGGGAAATCCACGAAAAAGACGGCAATGGAAACTTTCACTTGGTGCAATCCGGAACCCATACGTTCGGGGCTATTCCGCTGGTGACTTGTTATATCAACAAAACCGGCTTTATGACCGCCGTTCCCGCGATGGAACCGCTGGCCTGGGCCAATCTGGATCACTGGCAGCAGAACAGCGACTTGAAAAATGCCTATCGGTATTTGTCCTGGCCGATTCTGTTTCTGGCGGGCTTGTCGGCTCAGGACATGGACAATGATATCATCATTGGTCCGGGCCGCAAGATTGTCACCACCAATCCCGAAGCCGACGGCAAGTATATCGAGCATTCCGGGGCGTCTGTCGATTCCTGCCGTCAGGGGGTTTTGGACATTGAGGAACGTATGGTGGTTTTGGGGCTTGAACCTTTATTGAGCAAGCCGGGGGACCAGACCGCGACGGGGCAATCCATTGACGAATCGAAAAGTCAGTCGTGTCTTCAGTCGTGGATCCGTTCCCTGGCGAAGGCCTTGCGTAATGCCTATGAGG